GGTCTTTAACTGGTCTACCAACAGATGGTCAGGTCCGATAAAGATTGAAGTTGAGCAGCTGCTGTATTCGTCATTACAGGAAGTAGTTACCGATTCGCTGCTGGGCCTTACCGATGATTACAATCAGATGACAGATTCAATCGGGTTTGCTGGAACTCCTGCCAGCCTGAGCCTGTTTAACTCAGCACACGAACACGCGATATTTACCGGTCCCAGGCTGGAAGGGTGGATAGAGAGCGGCGAATTTACCCTTGACGACTGGTCCTATGTGCTGGGGCTGGAGCCGCGGGCAGACGGTGATGATGTTCGGTTAGCTGTCTCGCTGGGTACCAGAAATCCACCATATGGCATTGTTGAATGGACCCCCCTGCAATCCCCGCACCCCAGAACCGGCATTGCCAGATTTCACAAGCGGGCGAAATACATCCGTTTCAGGATCAGGGTACAGCGGGATTTCACACATTTATATGGAGCTGTCCCACACATTGTGCCGGCTGGCAAGCAATGAGCTTGTTATATCCACGGGTACCGGTTCGACTGCCCAGCTGGGAAGAAGCGCTGAGACGTTGTGCCCTGGCAATAAATCATCTGTTGGGTGCGCAGCTGAAAGTCCAGTTTATGGATGAGATCAATCAGGTTGCAACGGTAACGCCTGCTGAAAAGCTCGCACCATGGGTGACTGGAATCAGTAGCTGGGGGGCGGATGATTTAGGGATTGATGTAACCAATGGTGAAATAACGGTTATAGAGGGCGGGCTATATGAGCTTACCGCCTTTTTCGGGCTGTCATCGGCAAGCAATAACCGCCAGTATCTGATTGAACTATGGATAGACGATGTATTCGCTGGGGTTATCGGTACTGTGTTTTTATCTGGCGGGGCCTCAGCGACTATAACAGCCACCTTTATCGGCATATTGCAGGAGGGTCAGGTGCTGTCGTTTTATATCAATTCTGATACTGCTGGTAGTACGGTAACTGTTGTTGATGGTCAGGTGAATCTTAAAATCATGAGTGCTTTGGAGAATTAATTATGGGCTTATTTGGAAGTAGTGCGCCGCAACCGGCAGGCCCGACGCAATATCAGCAGAATGCACAGGCGAGTTATGGGAGCGCGTTCGGTGATTTCATGCGCAACACCAAAAATAACCCGCTGAGCTTCTTCCCGGGCCAGACCTATGCAGACCTGAACCCATCCCAGCAGCAGGCACAGCAGGGCATGATGAATATGGGTCAGACCGGGTTTGGCGGATATACGGATTTCCTGGGTAATATGGCCCGCCAGGGAGGGGGCTATGGTGCAGGTTCTGTTAATGCACAAGGCCCGACCAGTATGGCACAGTACCGCGGCGCGATTACCGACCCAGCAGTTGAGCAGATGGCATCCCGGTTTGCATCCATGGGCCGTTATGGCAGCCCAGGATCAGCCCAGCAGATGGTTAAGAGTTCGACCGAGGCCCTTGCTCCATACTTCCATCAGGCGCAGGAGAGCGCAGCACAGCGCGGCCTGCAGGCGCAGATGTCGAACCAGCAAGCGGGCCTTGCCAGTAATGCACTCAATGCCCAGATGCAGCAGCAGGCCATGCAGCAGTTTCCGGCTATATCCATGATGGGACCGGAGCTGATGATGCAGGCGGGCAATCTGGACTATTCCCAGGCGCAAAAGGGCATAGATGAGGCCATGGCGCGGCATGATTTCGGCCAGAACGCCGATTATCAGCGCATGCAGCAGTATGCTGGCCTGATGGGGGCTATGAATGCGGGGCCTAGCATGGGGGGAACGGTTGGCGGTGGCAGTAAAGCATCAGGGATGCTGGGCGGTGCCATGGCAGGGGCCAAATTGGGGTCAATGCTTATGCCAGGAGTGGGGACTGCAGTTGGCGCTATTGGTGGCGGACTACTAGGGGGGTTTGGGTAATGCCTGGATTACTTGAAGCGTTAAATGATCCTATCATGGGCATGGCTGCGGGGCTGCTGCAGGGGAGGGACCCCGGCTCCAGTCTGGGCCAGGGCATGGGTCAGGGGCTGCTGAATATGCAGGCTATGCAGCGCAATCAGCAGATGCTGGCTAATATGGCGCAAATGAATGCACTCCGAACAGCTGATGAAAAGAGGGCCGAGAAAAAGCAGCGAAGGTTCGACACTCTGCTGCAGAGCATGGAGCAGACCGATCCGGGGCGCGCTGCTTATATGGGCACTGGCGTGCCATATCCTGAGCCAGCCACTCCCAAGCTGGTTACAACAGGAGTTCCGGGCCAGCCGGATTACAGACAGCCGGCCTGGGCAACACCAGGGTCAGGGGATATAACACCTATTGGTCCGTCGTATAAACAAGGCCCTATGGTTAAGATTGGCGGGGAGGATAAGCCAGTACCTGTGTCTGAACTGCGCGGGCTAAGAACGCCATCCGGGGAGGTCCCCGCATACGGGTCTACGCCATCTGAATTAAAGGCGCAAGGAACCCGCATAGTAGATCCAGAGATGGAGAAGAAAAGAAATATTGTCGGGAACATGGAGTCTGCACTAAATCGTTATGACAAGGCCCTGCAGAAGTCAGGAACCGAGTTAATGCCAGGGCCAGAAAAAAATAGGCTGGCAGGTTTACATAAGGATTTGGTAATGCAATTAAAAAATGCCTGGGATATGGGAGCGCTACAGGGCAACGAATATGAGTTGTTAACATCGGCGTTAATTGACCCGACACAAGCCAGCCTGGGGAATGTCTTTCGTAGTTATTCGGATCTGAAGCCGCAGCTCGATGTATTACGGCAGAAAATTGGTGATATCCGCAAGCAGGCGGGCATTACAGAATGGTCTGATGATGATTTTGAATACCGCACAGATCCAAAGACTGGCAGACGGCAGAAACGGAGAAGATAGTGCCAGGCGAGTGGGAAGATATTGACGCCGGCTGGGAGGATATCCCGGAAGAAGTACCAGAAATGACATGGAATGAGGCCATGCTGGCTGGTGCTGTGCGTGGGGCTGGGTCATTAAAGTCTGGAGTACAGCAGAGATACCATCAATTTCTGGGTAATGAGCCAGCGCTTGAAAGGCTGGCAGAAGAAGAAGCAAGGAAAGAGGCACTATATAAAGGGGTGCAGGAGCAGCGGCCTGTTAGTGCATTTGTGGGTAGGATGCTTCCATCGGCGGCTATACCATCACCGGGGGGATTGCCAGGGGCAGTGGCAACAGGGGCTGGTCTGGGGGCCATGGAATATGGTGATTTAAAGTCCAATCTGATGGCTGGTGCAGCTGGGGCTGGGGCTGGACAGGTAGTTGGCAGCATGGCATCCAGGGTTGCCAATGCAATCCGGCAGGGGGCCGATAGCATCAGCAGCAAGTTAACCGATACGCAACAGGCATTGTTGCAGCGCGGGCAGGAGCTTGGGTTAAGGTATTCACCAGCAGAGATGACGGGCAATAAACAGCTGGGTCAGTTGGAGGCAGGATTCGAGCGTAATCCGTTTCTATCAGGTCCGTCTGCTGCCAGGCTTGAATCTAACCAGGGCGTATATAATCAAGTCGCACTGGATGCCCTGGGTGAGTCTGGCTATACAGACTTGGGCGGTCCCACACTGAATGCTGCGAAGCGGAGGATAGGTTCTGTATATGACCAGTTCGCAGACCTTGCTGATGAAATTGAGTTCGATGACGAATTCAACGAGGCGTTTACCACGCTTAACCAAAAATTAACCAGCCTGCCGGGCAAAAAAGGCAATGCTGCGAGAATATTCCGTGATCTGTCCGATGAGATCGAAGCAGGCCCGATGACGGTTAGCAGATATAAGGATATGCGTAAATACCTTGCTGATACTGCAAACGATATGTGGAAGTCAGGCAAAAATACTACGCAGGCGCAACAGATCAGTGATCTGGAGGGGTTGTTAAACAGGCAGCTGGAAAAGGCAATCCCCATGGATGCTGTTGACGCATTCCGCGAAGCTAATCAGCAGTATGGTGTATTGAAAACTCTGTTAAAGCCTGGAGTGGTTACGACAGCAGGCGACCTGAATCCCAAAACACTGGCCAATGTGATGGGCAGGGGAACAAGGGGGCAACTCGGCTTTAAGGCGGGGGAGACCGGCAATGATCTGCAGGATATTGCCAGGATAGCACAGGCGTTCAAAACAACTGTTCCGGACTCAGGCACACCAACAGCTATGGCAGTACAGGATATGTCATTGCCGCAGCTGGCAAGGTATGTTGCACAAAATCGTGCATATGATTTTTATCTAAATAATCCTTTTGCTGCCAGCTCAATCGGTGGCTTGCTTTCCGATGCGCCAACAGAATCAGTATTGCCATCTATGGGCGGATTAATCGGGCGATCTTTATCATTGGGGCGGGAATAATGAGTGATCTAAAAGACTGGGCAAATACAGCCGCAGGTAATGACAGGGAACCGGTACCGGATTATGCCCCACAGCTGGCAACGCCGGTTGCCTCTGTAGACGATATTGTCAGGGAGCTGCAGGCGGCTATACGCAGATGGTATGAGCTGCCGGGTTATCGGGATCTGGGTGATGCGGTAACGCTGGTTGATCCTGATACATTGCAAGTATCCGGGGATCAATCCTTATATTATGTGGCGGGCCAGCGGGTAAAGGTTACCGATGCAACTACGATTTATGGAACGATTACCGGAACCAGCGTTGTAGGTGGTCCGAACACGAATATAGATATAGATACCGACCAGGGCGAGGTATTCACTGCACCAACCGCTATTGCTGTCGGGCTGGATGTGACCGGCAATCCGGCAGGTGCGCAGGTATCGCCGAACATAACCAACCAGTGGACGGCATTCCAGGAGTTCCGGCTATCAGGCGCTGCAACAGAGACCCTGTGGGCCATTTACCGGGATGATGTACTGCAGTTTTATTATGACCTGGGATCTGATGGGGCATGGCGGCTTCATCGTGCAGACGGATTTTCGGCCATTACAGTAAATCCCAATGCGCTCGAACTGGAATTAACCGCTACTGATATTACCTACGATGGTACATCCCTGATTACCGGTGGCCCAGCTGTAGCGCCTGCTCCCAGCCTGCAGAGCATGATTATCAATGGGTCTATGCAGGTATGGCAGGTGAAGCAGCAGTTTACGCATATAACATCAAGAACGCTGGCTGCTGATTGCTGGGTAATACAGACGATTGGGGCAATAGATGATGTAGTTGTCAGCCAGGGTCCTGTTTCCGCAATTGGCAGTTATATGCAGATGCTGGCTAATGCGCCGCTTACTCCCCGCAACACCTGGATATATCAGCCTATTGAAGGTGCTGTATTCCGGCCGTTTTTCGGGAATACAAATACGTTTGGGTTTACTGTCAAGACAACCATTCCCGGTACATTTACCGCTGTATTCCTGTCGGCCAATGGCAAGCAATACATCAAGGAATACACGATTAATCCAGGGCAGGAAAATACAGATATTGCTTTTGTGTTCCAAGTGCCGATGGATGGTAGCGGCGGGATTGAAACCTATAACTTCGACAATACAAAAGGCTGCACATTCGGGATCTTTATTAATGGAACCCCTGGAACTGGTACCGAAGAGACATGGGAAGACAGCGACTCAGGCAATCCAAACCTGGGCGCGAACCAAACGAACTTTATGGCGTCCGTTACTAATGTATTTATTCTACACAGCGTGTCATGTCTGTTTGGTACATACAGTGTAATGCCCACATTGGGCGAAACATTTGAAGGAGAGCTGGAGAAATCACAGCGGTATTATCAAAAGACATTCCCATATGCTAATCCCGTACAGCAGAATGGCGGTACACCAGGTGCCTTATATTCATTCTACTTAAATGATGGGACCTATAATCATTTCAACGTTGTTAATTGGCACTTTGCAAAAGAAATGAGAAGTGATCCGACCTTTACAACTTACAATCCATTGTCTGCCAATAATCAGTTTGCGGGAAGTGGTGGTAATACATTTCTAACCAATCAGCTGCAGGGTGATACATCCGGTGTGAGTTATAACCCTGGCAGTCAGGTATTATTTGGATCTGCAACTGATTATCTTGGTTTACACATAACGGCAGATGCGAGGCTGACATAATGGCCAGGAAGATTATCAGACCGCTTGTGCTTCTGAAGAAAAGGCCGAGCCAGGGGCTGGGTCAGTGGGTAACGTCTACGAATCGGCTGATAACAACTGGTGGCAGGGGGTCGAACTTCCAGAGCAAGCTTGCTTATATGGTTTCCGGGATAACTGTAAATAACCTGGATCAACCATCTCCAACTGAAGTAAAGGTAACCTTCTCCTGTGACCCGGAACCGATCGACCTTGATCTGCGAACGGGAATAACGATATCAGGAACAAGTGGTGGCGGGTGGAGTGGTCAGCCTGCCAGTGTAACCAATGATTCCGGGATAACCGTCATATACGACTGTCAAGCTATCCCCGGAGCTACTCCATTTGAACCAGATGAAGTTATCACGGTTACTCTGGATAATTCTGATGGAAATTGGGTATGCGCAGACGGCGAAACACTATTCAGGTCATCGCAAACGATAACAGCAAATAACCTATATGATACGCCTGTGGCACTGAGTGCAGTTGCAATTGACGCAGACAAGATACAAGTAACCTGTAATGTGCCTATGACAGGCAGTGCAACGTCCACTGCGATTTCCTGGGGCGGGGGACTGACAGGAGAAAACCCGGTAGGCAATGATCCTTCTGGTACAACCACCATTGAGTACAACACGTTTGCATCAGCCCCGTTCTATAACACAGATAACGGTACCTGGAATTATGATGCCGATGATTTGAACGCGGATTTGGCTTCAATCTACAATGGATGGCCATTAACCAAACTGGCAGATACTACATTGGCAGTTAATTTTAGCACTCGCCCTGCTCCACCAGTATCTACAAATACATGGGATACGGAAGCTGGTCCATGCTGGGAGACAGAGGCTGGGCCATGTTGGGAGACGGAAGATGTAGTGGCGTCCTTTAACTGGGATAAATTTGAGCAGGAAATAGAAAGCCGTGGTTATCTTGCTTCCGTTACTGATGGGACGGTTTCATTTTTTAAAATGGGATGGCCCGATTCGTTGACCATTCTTAAAGTGATTTTATTATCTAATTTCACAATACCAGCGACAATTCCAGATCATGTGCAGGTGAAGATTGATATTGATGATTCGTTGCTGGCGGCATCTTAAATAATGAGCGGAACTGAAATAGTAATCATTTTGGTTGCGCACCTGATCTTCTCAGGCGCAGCTTTCTGGTCACCAGGCGCGAACAGGGAAATAATAATTTGTATAGCTAGCAAATGCCCGATTGAGATGGACGACGAGGTAATAACCGAACCACTGGATACTGAAATAGAATACGGTGAATTAGGCTGGTGATGGTATGACATGGTTAGTAAATTTTTTCGATTGTTCTGATGCCAGTTTATCGGACACTGAGACCGGTCAGACTATTGTCGGAGCTGTTTCGTCTGGAGTTGTAGTCCCTGATTCTGTAAGATTTTATGCTCTAAGTGCAGCTGCATCATTATCTGGTAGCGGGTGGACTGATATCCCGCCAGGGGCAGATATGTGCATGATGGTGTGCGGTACTGCACTTGATTCCAGCGGTGAAGGAGACGGCCGCGAGGCAATTGGCAATATTTGCTTATATATGGGGGATGCTGGAGACGCTAATAAAGCGTACAGAGTGCAGCCGTATCTTGTGGGAGCGGGCGGTGGCACAGATAGAACAAGCGATTATGCTGATTTAGTACGCCGTCGCACAGGTATAAATTATATTTTCGCTTTTGTGTTGCGGGGCAATTATATTGAACATTATGCATATGATGATTTGAGCGACAGTTATATATACGGCGGATCACATGAATTATCTTTTCAAGCAGAACGCTCATTTGCAAACAGCATACAGCTAGGACATAGCAGTTCGGGCTATCCGACCGGCGGATTAAATACGACATCCGATAGAGAGCAGGATTTTTATGGATTTGCTGTTTTCCATTTCCCAAGCGGGGCACCATGGCCAGGGGATATTGTAAAAGCTATGCAGTATCATCGGGAACAATGGGCGGCGGGGAATAAACAGATATATCAACCATGGATTGATGAGGAGTATGCAAATATGACAACCATAAATGAAGCAACCCCCGCAAGTGTACCGCTAGCAGATGATGTTGCAATGGCGGGAGTGCAGGGGAATTCTGATGTAAGCGTTTCAGTCAGCCAGCTACAAACCAGTACTTCATCGTTTTGGCAAGGGGCGGTGGTAACTAATAAAAATGGGGCTGTTGCATGCTGTACAGGTAATATAGTTACAGATGCCGCTACTGAAGTTGCCATTTTAGGGGCTGTTAATGCTGTTCATTTACTCCCATTTGTGATTACAAGAGAGCGGGCGGCTATCGGATTTAGTAGCATTTTCTTGCGGAAACAAAATAACCCTGGCGCTACTGCCAATAGGTTTCAGTTTGGGGTATATGATGCTTTTTCTGGTTTGTTGCTGGGGACTAATGAACCTGTTATAAATGACCCAACAGTAGATGGGTTCTTGGGGTTAGCGCCGCCTACTGTTACATGGCCAACGCAGTTTTATTTCGCTATCTCATGCGGGGTTGCTGGAGGGTCGGGGGCAAGCTACAATTTATCCAGGTGCATAATGACAAGTCACCCAGGATTCCCCGGCTGGGTCGACGCCACCGTTGGGCAGGTCGGTTTATCCGCAGCACCCCCTTTTCTTATTGCATCATCATGGGATAGTTTCCCTGCTAATTTAAGCGCGATTGATTCCGATTTGGTAAATATAAACGAATTCCCATTTATATTATTGGGATGATGAGGGCTGACAACTTGAGATATCTAGCACTGATTATTTTGTTATTTATATTGCCGCTTTCAGCAGACGATTTTAATCCCGATCATTACCCGGAACCGAACCCGCCGAGAGATCCACCGATCGACTATGAGCTTCAGGATCTTGCTATCTGCGAGTTTGCCGACCCTCGCGGGTTCTTTCACCAGGAATCCCGATATGAGCCTGATTTCTCCCCATCAAGGATTGATTGGGTTGGGTTGCAACTGACGAATAAGTGTGTATTCTCATGGCACGCAATCAATGTTGAGACAGTGGGCACCATGGGCATACGGTTGAATGGTGTATATGAATCAGCATCTATTGTTGACCTGAGTACGGCACCATTTGGGATTGCATTTGTGGGCGATTATTCAATGAATTCTGCCCTGATGTCTAAGGGGGTTGCCTTGCGTGGTAATCCCTATGTCTATATCGCATACGATGCCGAGTGCGATTGTATCCGGGCAAATCGGCCCATAATCACGGAGTGATGAAATGAAAAGTCTACTTGGTATCCTGTTATGTGCGTTCAGCCTGTCTGCTGTTGCTGATTTGATTGATGTCGATGTGTCGCCCAAGTTTCAGTTTGCTGGCCAGGGTGATCTTGCTGTACTCGGGTTTGAGCTGCCTACCGATATCACTCACGACATCAGCCTTTCATGGGATCCGATGCAGCTGACGCTGGAGACCGGATTTGTTGCGGGTAATCTCAGCTCAGTATCATGGGGAGCAGGAGAGATTAATATTGTTGGCAATAGCTGGACCGGTATAAGTGCCTGGCGGGTTGATGTGAATGAGACGGATATCCCGGTATTCCTTGGCAGCTCGACAGAGGACCCTTTTATTGCGGCCCTTATCAACCCAGCACCTGGGACATTATTGGGGGCTGTTGCGGAACATCAGAATCTGGTTGTTCAAGCGGTGCCGTTGCCGCCTGCGGCTTGGCTATTTGGCGCGGGTATGTTGGGGCTGATCGGTGTATCCCGTCGCGGTAAGGATTCTACAGCGGTCTAGGCGGTTATCTATCGTTCAGTACTCCCGGCTGGGGCCGCATGAAATATTGCAGCACAGCCGGGAGTTGCCTTTGTTCCAGTTAGTAAGCAAATACCAATTACCTACCAATTAATACTAAATCAGTAAGACCAGCACATTCTTGATCCGCCTATCACACGACAGATAAAGTCCTGTAACCATCCAGCGCTAGCATCCTGCACGCCAACCAGTACAGCCAGTGCGATCAGTACAATTATTGTCTGTTTCATTGTTCGTTTCTCCTGCCGTCGTATGGGATACACTCGGTTAGTGTATCGTTGATATCACCAAGCCGCATAGAAATCGACACCCCGGCAAGCTGTATAGCTACCAGGGAGAAGATTATTAACGCTATGCCAGTCTTCACTTCTCAAACGCCAGTTCATCAGTAATGATGATCTTGTCACACTGACGGCTAGCTGTGCAGTCTCCTGATAGCTGGCGTGCCATGCGGCAACGGATCTTGATGAACAGTTTATTGTCATGCACGTCAACATTGTCAACGAACTTGCAGCTTATTGATTCATCTGCATAGTTCTGGATGATGACCGCATCCGGGTTAAACCAGTCAGCACGGGATTCGCTGGCCAAAACAACCAGTGATGCAGCGATGATAGCTAGTAATAGGTTAGATAGTTTCATTTGTCTTCTCCGAGTTTTACAGTAAAGCCCAATCCGCTTAGATATACTTTTCCTTGTTCATAATCTTCAGGGTTGATCTGGGATTCGCCTAAAAGCCTGTTCCATGCATCATCTTCCGTCGTAGATGCAAGCTCATATAACCAAGTCCCTCTTGGTGTTATTGGGATATATTTAGACATAATGCATTCTCTTATCAATCTGGCGAACCAGCTCCACATCATGCTTGCAGTAATCAAGTACCTCCTGCCACTTGCCAGCCTGTACAGCGGGCCATACATCAGCACCAGTCATGCCCTGTTTACCCTCCAGCCCAAATGCCTGGGCCAGGTCCTCGAGGCTGATATATTTATGCGGTGATCTAGTCCACTCAAGCATGGTGTCGAAGATCCATTCCGAATAATACCTTTCATCGTATGGTATGCCCCCAGGGAATACGGGCTGTATGCCCTTTATCAAGCAGCGATGGTGCAGGAATAGAGCATCAAAGCCCAGCACACCATGACCCACCCAGGTGGGGCGGCGTGCATGGTGGTGTACATCCCGGAGCTGTTGATTCAGCAGGCTAACCCAATCAGCCAACAGGACGCCCTCAGAATCATCCAGGTGCGTGCGTGTAACACTCTGTATAGGCCCGTCATTAATGGCCCATGCGATACACCACGCCTCACCATAGGCGCCATCCAGCGAAGTATCTTCTACTGCTTTCTTCGCTTTCTCGTTGCCGGTACTCTCCCACCATTTGTCGATTGATTCGTCAGATTTATAGTTTTTCGGCGGTGTTATCCCGCAAACTATTTTTGTTTTCCTTGCCAAGTCCTGGCAGGGGATTGTCTCTATATCTATAGTTAGTCGCATTGTATCCATGTCTAATCTCCCAGAATATTGTCTATTTTGTCAGCAGCTTTCTGCTGTGCATCTTGAAGACCGCTGTGATATGCCATGATTAGCTGAAGCTCTATAGATTCCTTGTTCATACCGCCCCAGCGCAGAGCAAACAGCAGGTCGTTAGCCAGTTCGTGGTAGTTCATATTTTATTACCTTTAAATCCCAACCATCTATAATTCCGGTTTCATAATCAGTGGATATATTTGTGTAAATTACTTCATATATCTGGTTTTCCTCCAGCCCATCTGGAGGAAATTCTATCACCGCGTCATGCCCTGCATTGCTTAAATCTTCATCAATCGGATTATAATCACCATCTAAAAATTGCAAAGTCATGCCATAAATAACATTAGAATCTCCACCTATACCATAATCATCAGATTTGATTGCGCGGTATAGATATCTTGTATTAGTTTTGTCTTGGCCAGAAAGCATACCGTTTATGTCTATTTTCATCAGAATGGTATATCGTCGTCAAAGTCGGCTGGAGGTTGTGGCGTAGCCTCTGGCAGTTTTGGCATTTTTATCCGTATACCGCCCGTGCGCTTACCGCCGAACATAACGTTAGGATCAAAGTAAAGTTTTATCTTTTTCCCGTCCCATTTCTGAGAATCGACTCCCAATACAGCGGTTAATGTTTGCGTATTAACTTGATTTAGTACTAGCTGCGTTTCATCCTGAAAATGCAGGATCGGCTTAACATCATCTCCAGCTTTTTTCATGTGAACGGTATCACTTATACCTTCATAGTATATAGCGGAAATAATTTTAACCGGTTGGTCTTCTACATCATGGCCTTTCAAATATTCGCCTGGGAATGCTTTGTTCATATCCATGGTTCTATCTCTCCAAAGGTCGCATGCACGTTTCATGATTGATGTATCGGTTGCTTGGTGAAAATCTTTAGTGCTATTTCCTGTTGACAGTTTCAATACTATGGCATAACATTACTCATGTCAATACCACTGGAGAAAATAAAGTGATCGAGATAAAACACAAAGACACGGGAGAGATATTAAAGCAGGTTGACACTGATAGCCTACGCGGGGCGAACCTTTGCGGGGCGAACCTCAGCGGGGCGGACCTTTGCGGGGCGAACCTCAGCGGGGCGAACTTTCGCGGGGCGGACCTCAGCGGGGCGAACCTCAGCGGGGCGAACTTTCGCGGGGCGGACCTCAGCGGGGCGAACCTCAGCAAGGCGGACCTTTGCGAGGCGAACCTCAGGGTGGCGGACCTCAGCGGGGCGAACCTCAGCGGGGTGAATATGAAATATGTATACATGTGCGATAAACAACGTAAGGAAATCAAACAATGAAATCACCATCAGACAGGTGGAAGCAGAAAATGAAAGATACGGGCCATGTACTCATGCAGTTATGGGTACCGGCTGGAGAGGCTGAGGCTGTCAGGCGCTACGTAGCGCGTAAGCGGGCAGCTTGGGCCAGGCGAAGACAGGAGCGAATGAAATGACAGAGGACAATGCAAACCTTGACCGTATCGAGGAAATTTTAAGGCTGAAACGGCAAATCAAGGATATGGAAAATTTTTTGAAGGATTCCCCAAATTATGGATATGGATCTTTCGCTTTAACCGCATGGGAACACTTCATTAACCTATATCCGGAATATGAGGACTGAAATGAACACACTACTTTTTATAATTGCTTATATGCTGGCGCTATATGCTGGCCTGTGGGCCATGGAAGGATTGGGGCTGATTGTCCCGGTGCTGACATGAACTGCCTATTCTACATATACGGCGGGGCCGTAATAGGCTTTGTTGCAGGGTTCTTGGTGTGCGCCCTGCTGTCTAACCATTGGGGGTAAATGAGCATGGATAAATACACATACCAGGAAGACAAGACACGCACCCGGCTATTGTATGAGGCTTACAAGCTCATCAAGGGAAACCTGCAGGGCTTTAAGGACCTGGACTGTGACCAGTTAAGTAAGTACATATACTTAGGTGATGATGATGTTCAAGCAGATGTAGAGACAATCATTCTGTGGATGAATCAATGGGTCGCCAAGTATGACCTGCTGATTGATGAGGCACGGGATAGGCCACAGGATACTGATAGTGCAGAACCAGACGGGGGCACATTCGACAGTGGGTTTAATTCAGGATATGACTCCGGTTACAAGGAAGGTGCCAAGCGGGCCAATTCGGTGATAATCGCGGCCACTGATATTATCAAGACCTGGGAGGATCAGTAATGAACACGCTAGAAGAAGCAATCAAGATCCTGGAAGCATTGCGGGATGGTGTCACGGTTCAATGGAAATCGTCCGGCAAATGGCACGATTACAGACCGGAAGTTGAGAGAATCCCCAGATTTGATGCAGATCACCGATACAGAATCAAGCCATATAAGCCGAGAACCGGAATATTTCCTCATGCTGGAAGAAGCAATAGAGATATTGATTGCATGGTAAGTGCAATAGAGCTGACCCCAGAAGTAGAGAAAGCACTAAAGGACGCGGGGATAGAATATGATGGATAACCTAGCTACGGACAACACGAAACAAGTGTGTGTGTGGGAGCCTGATGAAGAATATATGCTTGAGGGGTTAAATTGGACATCTGGCTGTGGATACTCCTATTCAGGGGACCCGGATCAATTTATATGGTGCCCTTATTGCGGGGAAAAGATATCCATAAATCCTGGGCCATATGGGAAGCAATGACATGGATAACCTAATATTATTAATTGGGTATATTGGAATACTCTGCGGGGTACTGGCCGTGCTGGGATATGTGGCGGATCGGCTCCAATAAAAAACCCCGGCCGTAACAAACCGGGGTTTGACCTAATCCATCTGGTCAAATAGTATTACAGGGAGAGACTATGAATCACAACAACACGATTGTGACCATATATCTCCCGACTAATATTGTCAAGTATTTAATCAAAGGGGACTACCAATGGCACGTCTGAATACCTCTACGCTAATCATGGAACAAGACCTCCCGCCGATGGCTCAGGCAATCATGCTGGCCATATTCAGCCACTACCGACCCAAGAAAGGTGAGATGCGGCCCTGTTCCAAACGATTAGCCCGGCTGGCCAAGTGCTGTAACCGGACTATATTCCGCTGGCTGAACTGGCTGGAGTCTGAGGGTTGGCTGATACGCGAGACCAGGACTGACAAGGAAACCAATCGCTTACTGGCGAACCGGTACAGGCCAGGTACGAAGCTCTCTCATTTCTTCCAAACTGTCAGTAGGGCCACTGACAATAGAAGTCATACCAAGGTATTTCATACCAATGGGAAGAAAAAAAGGGATATCACAGATATCAAAAACCAAAAAAACCCCGTCTTCAGTCAGTCAGAGTTAGCCAAAGCAGCCCGACCGGGCGAATCCTGGGATGATGTGCGCACCAGGCTGAGCCGTACCCGCCAATAACCAAGCAGCGCAGTAAGGAATAGGTAAGTATTGACATCTGATTCCATCAGGCATAGTATTGACATATGGTCATGAGCTGTTCCACGTGAAACGGTGATAATTGTGAGTCTGTGTGATAGTTGCAAGCATGCCCGTTTTGAAACCGTCTCTGTGCCAGAGGCTTGGCATCTTGATGCTGTGGAATTTATAGATGTTTTCAGGTGCTTTTATCCTTTGCCGCATTGGGCGCTGCATTTAACAGGTTATAAGCAAGAGGCCCTTTTACCAGTTCAATATGCAATAAATTGCAAGCAATGCGATGCATACGAGCATGAAACTAAAACCACCTGACTGGCGTGATGTGCTGATGGCCCAGCGCACTCAATTCCCGGACAAGACTATGGATGATATACGGCGAGAGTTCGGCTGGCGTGATTTCCACTCAGAGAAAGAGACGCTGGCCAGGTATGCAGAGGTCAAGTCCCTGCTTGCTATGCTGCCACTCGATCGACAGGCCAGGCTGCGCTATCTCAAGGATAAGTACGGCCATGGCTATATTGCTGACCTGCAGATGATTAAAGAGGCGGTTACCAATGGTGAAAAAACACATAATAGGCACCTCAACGGGGAAGACTAAGATGATTGATTTCAGGGGGGCACCGACATCATTGGCGCTGTTCATGGCGGCCATTGATACCAGCAGGGACCATCTGGAGCCAAAACAGGTTATCTATGAATTGATGCGCTCGTTCATGGAAGCTATTTCACTGGCTAGTCAGATGGAATGTGAATTGCATGCACTTTTCCGGGACGAATTTGGTTATGACGAAAAGGAGAGACTTGCGCGCCTTAAAAAGCTATGTACAGCAGCAACCGAAGATGCCGATCTTGACCTATTAATCGACAAGCTAGCCAATCCACAGAAAACTATAGAGGAACTACGGGAAACGGGCATATTCCAATGAAGAAAAAAGAACCGCTAAATGAAGCGCAAAAGATATTTCAAGAGATCCGGAGAAAGGAGAGCGAGCGGGCATTAAAAATGCCAGAAGAGAAAGACGCAATTATGCAGATATTTGAAGGGGTCAAAAGATTAGAAGACTTAGGCTGGGGAAATTCGATCTACGCACCTAAGGACAGAACATTTTTTAAGGCTATTGAAGCGGGATCATGCGGTATAGCCAGGACTAATAGAGATGATAAGGGCCGGTTCTGGGCATATGAAGCAGGGGATATCTGGCCTAGTAAACCTATTTTATTCAAACTAGAGGAAAGTACAATGGACTCAACAGACGACAGTAGGATTGACAACAACGTAATGCGCCACGAATACCGGGTGCTGACAGAAGAAGAAAAGGCCACAATGAAAGAGATCAAGGACATTGGTTTGGCATTTGTTGGCGCTATATCAATGATTGGAGATTCCAGGGAATTATCGTTGGCCAAAACCAAGATGGAAGAGGCGGTAATGTGGGCTGTGAAGCACATTACGAAATGATGAAAAAAGAACCGCTAGAGGTCCTGACCTGGAAGGGGCTCGAGATATCCCTTAGATATGAGAAGGACTATAAGAACAATGGGCCATACTGGATATCGAATATCTATAGCGCCGGCGGGCATAGTGTCGGCGTGGAATGGTACGCCAGGGACCGCAAGAATGTACTGGTTGGGCCTAAAAAGTGGATTGCCCGATACCTGAACAAGCACATAGATGAAAATTATGTGAGGTTGCGCGATACTTGGCTGTATGGCAGCCCGATTCAAGCTAAGAATGCAAGAGCCTAGCGAGGCGCAAATACAGGCGTCTATCCTGCAGGCGCTTACCTATCATCCCATGGTAGCTACAGCATGGCGGCAGAATACCGGGGCGTTTCACCTCGATAGGGCTGGCGGTAAACGGGACTTCTTCAGATCATGCCCTCCTGGAACACCCGATATACTCGGTTTCACTGTAGACGGGCGGTTTATAGGGTTGGAGGTTAAGCGCCGCCTGGGTAAGCCCACAGAGGCTCAGGCGCGGTTTATAGAGGATGCGGTTAAGAATGGGTGCGTGGCGGGTATCGTGCGCAGTGTGGAAGATGCATTGGCGTTATTGGGAGATAGACATGAATGCCGGAAGTATCAAGAAAGCACGAGAGGAGATCCTGAAAGCTGCGCTGTCCAGACCACAGGATATTCTGAAGACTGAGGCAAAAGCCAGGATAGGGAGGTTTGCGCCTTCTTCAGAGGGCTCAGGAACTCCGGTTACCGGGCCTGTTCAGGTATACGAGGACGTCATCGGGAATAGGCTGAAAGATTTGTTAAAGGAGGCAGAAAATGCCGAAAGTATCAAGAAAGCGGAAGGTTAACCCTTCTACTGCCAGGCTCATGAAAGCCATGGGTGTTGATATGCCAGTAGGCAGGACACCCAAGCCGAAGGCGAAAACACCAGTTAAATCAAAGCCTAAGCGGGCAGGTAAGAATTACCGTGTTGAAGACGCTTTGAAACGATCTTTAGGGAAGAAACGATAATTAGACATTTCAGTAAAAATATATAATACTGTATATATATCAGGAGACTGATGGAGTAAAGCATGGCTGGGAGACCCAGAGGTAGCTTAAACAGGCCCAAACGGGCATTGTTGTCGTTATGTCAAGAGGCGGTAAAGCAGGTTACAGACGGGGCATGTACTGATTGGCATCCCGTTGTGGAAATGGCTAAGCTGTCAGCAGATCCGAAAGCATCGGAGCAAACACGCAAGGAAATGCTGCGCGAGGTGTCTATGTATGTAGCGCCCAAGCTGAAAGCAGTTGAACATAAAGTCGATATCGATAACGTGATCGAGGTGAGATGGGTTGAAAGTACAGATACCCTACCAGCCGAGGCCACTACAGGCGGCCCTGCACCAAAGGCTTGAGCGGTTCAACGTACTGCCCTGTCATCGCAGGTTTGGCAAGACCGTGTTTGCGGTCAATGAGCTGATACGCGCAGCACTGTCAACAGCTAAGACCAATCCCCGCACTGCCTATATCTGTCCCCTGTACCGTCAGGCTAAGTCTGTAGCCTGGGATTACGTTAAACATTTCTCGCGCCCCATCCCTGGGGTCATATTCAATGAAGCAGAGCTGAGAGCGGATTACCCCAACGGTGGCCGGCTGCAGCTATATGGTGCTGATAACTATGACGCACTGCGCGGGATCTATCTTGATATGGTTGTCATGGATGAATATGCCCAGATGGCACCAGCTGCCTGGACCCAGGTAATCAGGCCAGCCCTTGCAGACCGGCAGGGATCAGGGATATTTATCGGCACTCCATGCGGGCACAACAACTTTTATGACCTGTACCAGCAGGCAGCAGAGCTGGAGGGATGGCACCGTGAGATGTGGCGCGCCAGTGAAACAGGTATTGTACGGCCAGAAGAGCTGGAAGCAGCACGCCGTGAAATGTCTGAGGCTGAATATGAGCAGGAGTTCGAGTGTAGCTGGTCTGCGGCCATACGTGGGGCCTACTATGGCAAGGAGATGCAGGCGGTTGGTTCTGAGGACAGAATTACTATGGTTCCAGTGGATAAGACGCTGCCGGTTCATACGGCGTGGGATTTGGGCGTGAGGGATAGTACCGTAATCTGGCTGTTTCAGGCAGCTGGATCACAGATAAGGCTGATAGATTGCCTTGAATTTCAGTCAACCGGACTGCCGGATATGATCCAGCATCTGGATAAGCTGGGCCACAAGTATGGGGACCATATCGCACCTCATGACATCAACGTGCGCGAGCTGGGCAGTGGTCAATCACGGCTGGAGACGGCCCGGCAGCTGGGCGTTGATTTTAAGATAGCGCCGAAAATACCACTGCAGGACGGGATACAGGCCGTGCGCAGTCTGCTTAACCGCTGCTGGTTTGATACCAAGTGTAGACAGGGCGCCGAGGCCCTGTCGCTGTATCGGGCTGAATATGATGACAAGCGGGCCGTATTCCGCCACATGCCTATACACGACTGGACTTCACACTATGCAGACGCCTTTCGGTATCTGGCAGTGGGCATTAATCAGATAGCGGTCGAAGGGTATATGCCCTATGAGCTGGACTATTCAGAATTAGACAGGTGCGCAATATGACCAGTAATTTAGGGGATGCAACAAACAGTGCCTATCTGGACGAGGCTGCTGATGATATCCCCGATCATATGTCCCTGTCCGAGATGGCGGGCATTATCTCAAGCGAGATCAGCCGGGCTGCTGGCTATTATGATGATGAGCTGACCGGTAATAGATCAGATGCGCTGGATTATTACTTCGGCAGGCCAAGAGGGGATGAAAGGGCTGGGCGCTCGCCAATCATATCAATGGATGTATCTGACATGATCGAGGCCAGCCTTTCACAGATCATGCCAACCTTTGCCCAGGATATGGTTGTGCAGTTCGAGGCCATATCTGAAGACGATGATTCCCAGGCGCAGCTTGAGAGTGATTTCGTTAATCATGTCGTCATGGAGCAGAACAGTGGATATACGGAATTCTACTCGTCTGTTAAAGATGCGCTGCTACAGCGAAATGGGATTATCAAGGTTTCCATGGATGAAAAGGCGCAGGTAGAGACGGCTGATTATGAGGGCCTGTCCGAGCTGGAGGCCGCTATGCTTGCCCAGCCGCAACAGGAGGGCGAGCAGGTAATCATGCGCGAGAATGGCGGGATTACCACCGTAAAGCGGGTGAACATCAAAAAGCGCTGTAAGGTCAGCTCAGTACCTCCGGAGGAATTCCTGTTCGCAACAGATACCAGGGAGATGGATCTGTCTGATTGCCGGTTCTGCTGTCAGCGGATAAATACAACCCAGAGTGAGCTGATTGAGATGGGCTATGACCCGGCAGTGGTTGCTGATCTGCCGAGTAAAGATAATGATACCTGGATAGATTCGCTGGCCAGAGATCAGATCGATGACGAATCAGAGCATTACACCTTCCAGCGCAGCACCAGGCCGATCGAGATATATGAGGTATATATCCGCATTGATTACGATCTTGACGGCATATCCGAGCTGAGGCGGATTATCTATAATCATAATGGGTCTGTACTGGAGCAGCAGCAGGTGCCATTTATCCCGTTTGCCATTGGTACGCCATTTCTGATGCCGCACAGGTTGGTCGGGCGCAGCTTGTACGACAAGATCAAGTACATACAGGATAGTAAAACGCATACGCTGCGGCAATATCACGACAATATGAATGCCAATAACAACAGGCGCATGGGCGCGGTTGAACGTGATGTGAATATGCAGGATATATTGAATTCCAGGCCAGGTGGCGTTGTGCGCATGAAGACAAAGGATGCGCTATTTCCCATACCGGTCGATGATATCGGTCCCAGCTGCATGAACCTGCTCGGATATATGGATAAATGCCGTACTGAGTCGGGCGGGGCTGCACTGGACATGCAGACCGAAAACCTGCAGATCAATAACCAGACAGCACACGGCGTTGAACGCATGATGACGGCGAGCGAGCTGCTGACCGGCATGATGACAAAGACGCTGGCAGAAACACTGGTTAAGAATACCTACCTGCTGACCCATGCAACGATGCGGACGTATTATACGGAGCAGATGGAGGCCAAGCTAAACGGCAAATGGGCGCAGACCAATCCCAGCCAGTGGATGCCGCGCGAGAAGGTCAACGTAAAGGTCGGGCTGTCATTTGGTGAGCGCCAGCGACAGCAGACCATGCTGCAGACCACGATAGAATCACAGATGGAATCTATCAATCAGGTGGGCAATGGTGTACTTGCCGATATCAAGGGCGTATATCGTGCCCTGCAGGACTGGATGCGCCTGGGTGGATTCAGTGCGCCTGAGCAGTATTGGATAGATCCTGACAGTGAGGAATCCCAGCAGGCAGCGCAGATGAATGCCCAGCAGCAGGAGATGCAACAGAGTGATATGGCTAAGTTTGCCGAACAGCAGGGCCAGCTTGAATTCTACAAGACAACGACCGAGAACATGCTGAAAGCCCAAGAGATTGACCAGGATTATGACAAGATGCTGCTGGATTCAGAGGTAGAAGAGGCCAAGATAGTTGGCAAGGCAACAACTGATTTAGAACTGGAGCAGATGCGTGTCCGATCTAAGGCTGGCACAGCTAGCGGCCCTGTTACAGAGCAATAGCCTGTTAACAGATGAGATATGGCCGCGTCTTGAGCAGGATTTGTTCGAGCGGTTCAAGCGTGTTGATGATGTGGACGGATTGAAAGAATTACGTATGAAGCTGGATGTACTGGCGGATCTTCGAGGGGAGATTGAATCGCTGGTTAATGAATACACAATCGCGGAGGCGCGAAATGGAACCGAGTAGAGATGACATAAGAGAAGTATTGTTTCCGACGCAGCAGGAAGCAGAGCCGCAGGAGACTGAGGCGGAAGAGGTGGCTGTAACTGAAGAAGCGCAAGCAGCAGAGGAGCCGGAGACGGAACCTGCACAGGCGGAAAGTGGTGATGATATACGCACAATCAAGGATCTTGCAGAGAATCTGGAGATAGATCCAGAGGATTTGTACTCACTGCAGATCGGCATGGGTGACGGGGGAGATCCCGTTACCATTGGTCAGCTAAAGGATCAGATGTCTGATCTCAGGAAGGTCAATGACCTGCGTACATCACTACAGCAGGACCGGGATGCGTTCACCCAGAGTAGTGAAGCGGAAAAAACCAGAATTGCCCAGGAGCAGCAGAGATTTATCGGCATGCCGGCCGAGATGTTAGCAGCAGAGGGCCAGGTAGCAGCCATACAGCAGGAGTATGCAAGCGTTGATTGGGGCCAGTTGGAGGCAACTGATCCAGGCAGGGCGGCATTGGAAAAGCAGAAATTCAATGATCGCCTTAATCAGGCAGCATACAAGCGCGATATGGCACGACAGCGGGTTAATGATGCGCAGAATCATGCACAAGCGGAGACGCTGGAACGTGAGCGCACCAGGATGCTTGAGGAAATGCCGGAATGGCGTGATGAATCGAAGTTCTCCGAGGCCAGGAGCGGGATTGTAGGCCACATGAGCAAGTACGGTATTACTGAGGCCGAGGTGATGGGGATTGCAGATCACAGAGTATTGAAGATGATCTATGATGCTGCAACCCAATCAAGCGCGGTCAAGGGGGCAAATGCTGCCAGGAAAAGGGCAACAGATGCGCCTAAGGTAATCCGATCTGGTGCAGTCAAGGCAACACTATCAGGGAAGAACGCAACATTTCAAAAGCTGGCCAAACGGGCCAAGGCGACCAAAAAGCCAGATGATGTCAAGCGGGCTGCGGTTGCGTTACTTCAGAGCAAAGGAGTTGTGTGATGAGTACCCAAAATTTAGACAGTGCAGACCTCAAGGGTGTAGGCAGAGATGGCCTTATCCATGAAGACGTAATGAACCAGCTGTGGGATATTTCGCGTATTCCCCTGCCGCTTACCGATGTGATCGGCACAGATACGGTCAAAAACAGTTATGCAAGCTGGGTAACCGACCGGCTGAATGCACCGGATCTGACCAATGCGCAGATCGACGGTAGTGACCAGACGGGTAACAATACCAATCCTGATGAGGACGGAAACGTAACATCAGATGGCGAGCCGTTGCGCCAGGGCAATCACTGCCAGATCAGTACTAAGGTTGTTCGTGTATCGACCAGGGCGCGCGAATCTAACACTATCGGCAAGGCAGATGAGCTGAGTTATCAGGTCATGCAGCGCCAGCGGGAATGCCGTCGTGATGTCGAGGCAATCCAGTGTTCCAGTCAGGCAAGTGTTGCTGATGATGGTGCAACCACTGCCGGACAGTCGGCTGGGCTGGGTGCCTGGATACAGAAAAACTTTGATGGCGGAGTTGGTGGGTCAGCTGGCGGCTTTAATGCATCAACCGGTCTTGTTGATGCGCCTACCGAGGGGACAACCAGGGCACTGACAGAAACAGCGGTTCGTGATATCTGTCAGGCCGTATATGAAGAGGGCGGCAACCCTACCTATGGCATGTCTGTGCCATCAATGGTGCGTCAGTTTTCCAATTACCTGTTTACCTCATCGGCGCGTATTGCAACGCTGACCAGTGAGACCGGACAGGCGCGGGAAGCAGCGGTAGCCAAAGGCGCTGTAAATGTCTTCGTTACTGATTTTGGCGTAGTGCTTGAACTGGTATCGAACCGGATCATGCAGCCGCTGGTTTCAACGCCAGGCAGCGAGGACACGCCGTTTTATGTCCTTGACCCGGACTATCTGAGGCTGGGTTATCTGCACGGATATCGTACAGAGGAACTGGCAAAGCTGGGCTTGGCTGATAATCGACAAATTTGTGTTGATTGGACGTTAAAAGTCCTCTCCCAGCGCGCTCAAGGTCAGATCCGTAACCTGGACTATACGTTACCGGTAACTGAGTCATAAATGCGCAGAAAGCAGGATAGTGACGGTGTCATTGTGTGGGATTATTCGTATTCCCCGCATGATGGCACCCTCACGCGCAAGTGGAGCCAACCAACCAGGGATGTGATCCTGGAACGTAACCGGGATCTGCGTAATGCCAAAGCAGTGCGCGATGTTCCAGGGATGGGGCGTCTTGCGCTAACTATCCCCCTGGATGACAGGGAACGGCTGCGGCGCAAGTATCCGGAGCTGGATAGTACGGATGCGCAGACCAGGACACTGGCATGGAAGCGGTTTATTGCTTCAGAGGAATCAGCACCATACAAAGTGAGTAAGGGGTAAATCATGGCAGGTAAATTTTGCACAGGGTTTGCAATCGACCAGTACGCACCCAGAGTAGCCAAGGCATTTTGCGAGGGACGCAAGGCGCAGGTAGATGGAGCGCTAAAGACAACCAACCCGTTCACAGCGGGCCAGGAAGATGAAAACCTGGCTGCTTGGGATAATGGCTGGGATGCTGCTGCGGCAGCAGACCCGCCGGGCTGCTGTGCGGTATGACCAATTACACGCAGCTGCAGTTGGATGTGGAAAACTGGCTAGCAGATAATACGCTGACGGCTGAAATTCCACAGTTTATATTGCTGGCTGAAAATGAGATTAACCGAGCGCTGCGGTTGTGTCAGCAAGAGACAGAAATAACCCTGTCAGCTGCCCTAACCGATGAGTCTGGTTTCCCATATTTTCAGCTACCAGATGATTATCTGGAGCAGCGATATCTCAGAGTAAAGAATTACGCTAGCAACAATCAGGAGTTTGTCCCGCCATCTGATTACTATCGGTTCAGGCTGAATAGCATGGATGCGCCTTATTATACCATAGCGAATTGCAGGGTAATTGTTCCGCAGCGGTTCAGCGATGATGATTTTATATTTGGCTATTATGCCAAGTTCCCGCATCTCAGCCTGTCGAATCAAACCAACTGGCTATCAAATAATGCCTATGATGTGCTGTTAAAGGGCGCTCTTGTCCAGGGCAGCGAGTTTAACCGTGATTTCTCTGCGGCTGAAAAGTGGGCCGAGAAGTATGCCATTGGCTTGCAAGCGCTCAACAATACAGCCCTGGATGGCCGCTATGGTTATCCGCTGGTGATGAGGGATATATAATGCCTGAATTAGGTGAATGGCTACCCGATCTGCCTGCAAAGGATAATCCTGGCGTGATAGTGGCTGAAAACCTGCTGCCGTTTGCCAATTCATACCTGCCTGTAAACTCACCCGTAGCAGATACCAACGCGCTCAAGGCCAGATGTCGCGGTGGAGCGGCGATCAAGGCAATAGATGGCGTTGAATACAACTATGCCGGTGATGAAACAGATCTGTATTACCGCAGCGACAATGATTACCTGTCAGTCAATACGGGGTATACGTTAGCCGAAACAAACAATTGGGAATTTATCAGGTTTAATGACAAGGTAATAGCGGCTAATGGTGTGGACCCGCTGCAGGTATCGGATATTACCGATCCGCCATTGTTTGCAGACATTGCTGGATCACCACAGGCGCGGCATATTGCAACAGTGGGTAATTTCGTCGTTACCGGTAATTTACCGACCAATCCCAGGCTGCTGAAATGGTCCGGCATTGGTGACGAAACCATCTGGACACCGGGCGATCAGCAATCAGACGAACAGGTACTGCAGCGCGGCGGCGAGATCACTCGCATACTTGGCGGTGAGTATGGCGTTGTATTCTGCGAACACAGCATATACCGGCTCCAATATGCCTCATATCCAATTATCTTTGAGATAGATGAGGTAATCCCTGGGTCGGGGACCAGGGCACCGGGCAGTGTATCGCAGTACGGTAATATAATTTATTACCTGGACACCGATGGATTCTACGTATTCAACGGCTCAACCATCAACCCAATCGGCGCGAACAAGATCAATCGAACATTCTTTGCTGATTATGATGATGCCTACCCTCATAGGGTTACATCGGCCATTGATCTTGCAAATACCATGTACTGGTGCGCCTATCCCGGTACGGGTCATGTAGATGGCTTGCCGAACCGGGTTGTGGTCTTTAACTGGTCTACCAACAGATGGTCTGGACCGATAAAGATTGAAGTTGAGCAGCTGCTGTATTCGTCATTACAGGAAGTAGTTACCGATTCGCTGCTGGGCCTTACCGATGATTACAATCAGATGACAGATTCAATCGGGTTTGCTGGAACTCCT